AACAATACCGCGCCAGTGCGATACACTGATTTCAAACTATGTAACAGACTGATGATCGGATCAGCTGGGTTTGAATCAGCGAGGCCATCAGCCTTACCAGATGCAATATAGCCAACCTTACCCCAAGCATAATTTGCATTAGCAATAGTGTCATATGCCAAAATGCCACGTGGTTTTTTAACACCATTGCCACTAACAAAGGCCACACCCTCAGCTTCACCAAAACCGATACCAGCTTCGTCAGTTACATCCATTTCAACATCAAAGTCGGCATCATCAAGCATGGAGTTATATACCCATGGTTCGATTTCCAGCTCCTCTGCGACAATTTCTACTGTGGCAAATTTTGGGTTAGCGGTTTCACCTCCCGCTTCACCATCACCTACCCAGCGGCCAGCAGTGCCGGAAGTTTTAACGCGCATTTTAATGCTTGAAGAACCAATGGTTTTCACATCAGCCAAGCCACCAATGGCGCTCACTGTAGAGGCCACGCGATCAATTTCAGCATCAAGCTCAACTGGCACCAGGTAACCACCATCAACATCACTGCCGGTCTGCATGACTTTCTTTTCAAGCGCAGCCAAACCATCATCAATACCTTTACGCATAAAGGCCATGAATTTTTGTTTATGCTCTGCTTTTTCTGGGTCAGCATCCAATGCACCAGCGCCTGGGCGATTGGCTTTTTTCTCCATTTCGTCCATGCGATCATGGGCGGCCTTGAGCTCTTTTGTGACTGATTCCAGCTGATCACTGACTTTTTTAAACTCAGCTACAGTTTCAGCACTAACCTTGCCTTTTTCCTCGATTTCTTTCAGGCGTTTTTCTTGTGCAGTTTTGAACTCTTCGAGCGCATCACCCTGTTTTTTGAGCAGATTGGTGATTTCTTGTAATGGCTGCGGATCAGAGTCACTATCAAACAACACAAAACCCATATTAACCATGCTTGTGAAAAGCACATCATGCGCCACCTGGCCAATTGAAACAGCAAAGTCTGTGGCCATATTGATAGTTTGATGGGTGGTTTGAACCGCCCATGCCGGGATTGCTGTCAATGCCATAGCAATGACAGAAACGACTGATAAAAATGTCTTTTTCATTTTGGTTTCCTTAAAATAAAAAACCGCCCGAAGGCGGCTGGTTTGTAACAATAATTTAACTAAGAGGTTGCTAGCATTGCTGTATTGCGCTTGATCTGGCTGACAATATCGTCCAGCCCTTGCACAGACTCAACATCCCGTTGATTAAGTGCTTTGTAGCCACCAGCCAGCAATGCCTTGGCTTCGGCCTGAGAAAGCCCTACATCCCGCAGGGCGCCTTCTAAATCACGAATTGAGAGTGCGTTTTTGACTGATTGCACACGCGCCTTGCCATTGGCTGGAAATGTCACAGGGGAGATTTCCATCAAATCCACTTTTTTTAGTGTGCGGCGCGGCTCATCTGGCTTGGTGCCAATACTGTACTCTTTTGCAATGTAGCCAATCGAAAGCCCAGAAATAGCTGGACGCGGTGTCATTTTCATAAGCGTGTACATTTCTTTGCCACGCTGGGTTTCAGCAAAGATGCCTTCAAGTTTGAGACCTGTATCATCTTCTTCCAAAGAGTCCCACAAGCCGATTGGGGTCATATCATCAGCGGTTAAACCCCAGCCTCCATGCTGTGACAGCATGGCCGGATAAATGCCTGAACTTTTAGCGTCACGCAGAGTGTCTTTAAAAGCACCTTTTTTGATCACATCGCCATATGAATCAACATTACCAAAAACGGCACCATAACCAGAAAAGCGCATTTGACCGTCGCTGTCATCCAGCGCTTTAACCTCGATCAGGTTACATACCAGGTGTTGAATTGTCATGATGCATTTGCTCCTGTTGAATCGTTTGGCGCATCTAGTGCCGGGTCTATCATATTGAGTGGCACGCGGTATTTTTCGCCGCCTTCATATGGATTCATTTCTTCAAGCTCGCGAATTTGGTTAGGGTTCATAGCACCAATGTTGTACATCTTTGTATAAAACTCAGCTCGGTCTTTAATAGATCCACGCAACAAGCCTGAAGCATTAAGCTTCGTGTAAAAACCTTGCTTAATTTCATCCATACCCAGCAGCCACACATCCGCTGAATCTTCAACCAGGCGATAAAATGGCAGCAATGTGTAGATCACATGCGCTGTGAACATGGCCTCTGCACTGGCGTAGGTGGCCGTTTTATCGGCAAAGCCAACCATGATCGGCAAGATGCCAAAAAATCGGCAAATTTCTTCCACCTGATTACGACGCGATTCGACCAGCTGCGCATCATTAGAATTGAAACCAGCTGATTGCCATTGCAAACCGCCATATAACACAGCGGTTTTAAATGCATTATTTGAACCACCTTGAGTTTTCTCCCAAGATTCACGCAATTCAGTTATCTGCTCTTTACTTAATGATTTATCGGTGCTCAACACCCCACCAACCCGCGCACCATTGCTAAACATGCGCGAGCTATGTTCTTCAGTGGCCAGCGCAAGGCCAATGGCTTCACGCGCGGCCTTGATAGTTTCAATGGCTGTGATGCCATCCCAACTGGCACCCTTAATGTGCCACATGTTTTCAGCAGGCACTTCAATCTGCTTGCCACCGGATAATGTGATTTTGTAAGACAGACTTAATTGCTCATCACCTTTGACCTTGGTCACGACATTTGGCGCATATGGCAACAGCTCCAATATCTTGCCGTTAACAGAGCGGTTCACAAATACAAACGCCTCACGACAAAACGCCAGGTGCAGGCCAACCATATGGCGAAATTCGTAACTGGTTTGCCAATCATTTGGCTTTTTCGATAATAGCCAATAGGCAGGGTGATCTATTGCCGGGCTGATGCTCCCATCTTTACCAGCCTGGTGCACCTTAAACGGCACCATTGCCAAGCCTTCAGCCAGCAATGATGCGCAGCGGTACACGACGCTGACATCAAACGCGGTTTTATAATTAACCACCGCGCCACTTTTAACGGCATTGCGGCCTAACAGAGCTTTGTATAAATCAGCAGTTGTCGTCACTGATTTTTTAGCAAATGGCCACAGTTTCATCAATTAACCTTAAAGGATATAAATACCGACTGACTCTTCTTCAACAACGCCATCGAGCGCCCTACCCATTGCCATCATCATGGCGACCGGGCCATCAATCTTGTTTTCTTTTTTCTCTTTGGTCGGGTGGCGCAAACCGCTAAATTTTGATTCACGCATCACCACGTTGCTCACCATCCAGGTCATGACCGGGTTTCCGTCATGAATCAGGTCACCCGTTAACACCAAGTTTTCAATCTCGATCACCGGCAAGGTGAAGTTGCTTGATGTTTGATTGATCTCAACCATTGGCAAGCCATCCTCAAGCAGCTTATTCGCAAAATAAGCGGCAAACTTGCGGTCGTAACCGATGGCCTGCATGTCAAATTTGCCAGCGTATTCGCGCATATCAGCTGCAATAATGTCGAAGTCAGTGGCGTTACCCTCGTTGACTTGCAGGTAATCTTGCTGCCCCCAGTTATAAAGATGCCGATTTTCTGGCATGTTTACCTGGTATTCATTCAGATAGAACCTGAAAAACACGTAATACTTTGCGCCCCGCTTGAATACAAGCACCAGGGCGGCGATGTCCGATTTTTCCGCAAGGTCGAGACCAGCCCAGCATTGCTCACCGGCAAAGTCATCCAGTGTCAGCGATTCATCGCCGCAGCGCTTCCAGTCATCAACTGAAAGCCATTTTTCACCAGCAGCCAACCAAATATTCAGCCGCTTAGTTTTGAAGTTTGGCAGCTCACTCTGTTGGCGCTTGGCCTTGTCGGCCATTGTTTTCAGGCTATCGAGATAAACAGACACGCCCAGATTCGGGTTTGCCTTGGCCCACTCTGTTTCGTCATCCCATTTTTCTGGATCATCAACGGTGTAAATGATGACCAGCAGCTCATCATCATCAAAAACGCCATCAAGCACCTTTTCAGCATATTGGTGCTGGGCAAATCCGAAGCTGGCCAGATCAAAACCAGCGGTTGTAATCTGCCAGATCAGCCATTGCTTACGGGCCCCGGTACCGGATTTGATTACGTCATAAATCTCACTGTTAGGGTGAGCATGCACCTCATCCAGAATGGCGCCATGTGGATTCAAACCATCAAGGCTTTTACTGTCTCGACCAAGCGGCTTAAACGTATCAGCGCGGCCCGGCTCCGGGTTGAATAGCTCATCACGCCGAATACCAACGCTGTGGCGCAGCGCTGGGCTGGCTTGCACCATGCGGATGGCCTCGGCATGCGTAATCCGCGCCTGATCCATTTTGGTGGCTGCTGTGTAGATCTCAGCGCCGCCCTCGCCATCAAACAAGTAAAGATAAAGCCCAATGCCAGAAAGCTTGGTGCTTTTGCCATTTTTGCGCGGCACCTCTTCCCAAACTTCACGGAAACGGCGGGTGCCATCCTCCCGCATCCAGCCAAAAGCCAGCGCAACCCAAAACATTTGCCATGGGGCTAACTCGAATTGCTGGCCTGCCCACTCACCTTTTGAGTGGCGGTAGAACAGAAACGACTCAAGCGCATGCTGGGCGTGCGCCTCAGAAAAATAAAGGCCACGCAAGTGGCCTGTTTTCATGTCTCTGTAATGTCGCTCTACTGCTTGCCTGGTACGGTGGCAAACGATCTGTTTACCAGAGATGACATCTAACCCGTATTGATTCCAGTCAAAACTTAAAACGGGATCCAAACTAGTGGCCTCCATTCCCATTCACCAACCGAATGCCGACTTGAGCCTTTCTGGTCCGATGCGCTGCAACTGGATCATCAAACAAACTGCCCTGCGCAGGCGCCGCCCGCTCACCAACCACTTTATGAAAACTGGGGATTGTCAGGGCAGCTTCTGGTAACCAGTCCAGCAACTCTTTCTTAAGATTCCGTGCAACATAAAACGACTGATGTGGCTGTTGGTACCCATTAGGTGAGGTTGCCATCCAGCTGCCACCATTTGAATCCATGTATTCCTGCAATAAATGTTCGGCTTTGATCCAGTTAGAAAACGTCTTGCAGATCACCATCAACATCATGGCATCAGTTTTATGAACCAAGCCTACTTCATGCAAAGCATTGGTCACATAAATCCAGATTTTCTTTTCATCCTTGGTCAGCTTTGCCAAAGGATCAGGAATTTCAGACGGAATTGCAGCGCCACCGCCTGATTTTTTCAGCCCATGGGCTGTTAAGTCATCAGTTACTGGAAGCGCTTGCATAATTAATCAGGGGCAGTCAGTTTTAATCATCAACTA